ACTTTGATGCTCCTGCTCAAAACAAAGTACGAATAACAGCACTTGCTGCTAATAACTTAAAAATAAGAGTTGTATAATTAATTATACAAAAAGGAGAACCCATGCCTAAACCAACAACCGCAACTGTAAACCAAAAAATTGATGACCATGTTGACGCTTGTTCAACTAGGTATGAAGCAATAGATAGACGATTGTATAGAATAGAAGCTATTATGATTGGTGCAAGTGCATCATCTATAGGCTTATTGTTAAAGATAGCGTTTACCTAAGATGTCCACAAAAATTGGTTTGCAGGGAGAACTTTTAGCTAGTTCTGTCTTGCAAGGCTATGGGATTGATAATGACCTTGTGGGTAAGGAAGGTTATGATTTATTAGCATGGTTAGAACAAAAACCAATACGAGTACAAGTTAAAGCTACAAAAAAGGCTCATATAGATCGTGGTAAAAATGTTGCACGATACAATTTTCAAACTAATTATGGTGGGCAAAAAACACCAATATCTAAAGTACAATGCGATTTGTTAGCTTTAGTTGCATTAGATAAACGTACTATACATTTTATGTTACCTGAAAACCTTACATCTACGAAAAAAATATATGAACAACAGATGACTTTAGAAAACGAACAGATGACATTCTCAGAAGTTTTTGATACATTAAGAAGAATGTGTACTTGTTCGTAGGAGTGATTATGGCAAAAGCAATACGAAGAACAACAGGCAAAGGTGGTAATTACCGACCTACCAAAAAGGGTGCAGGTATGACGCAAAAAGGTATTCGTGCCTATCGCAGAGCAAATCCTAAATCAAAATTAAAAGGTGCAGTTACAGGTAAAGTAAAAAAAGGTAGTAAGGCTGCTAAAAGAAGAAAATCTTACTGTGCGAGGTCTTTAGGACAGTTAAAACGTAGTTCTGCAAAAACTAGAAACAATCCTAACTCTCGTATTCGTCAGGCAAGACGCAGATGGAAATGTTAAGGTATCGAGGTATAAAATACACTAGAAAAAAAATTACAAATCACATATCATATATACTTTGTTTATATAGAGGTGCAGAACACTTAGTTACAATTAAAAACAGGAGTTAAAATGTCATTATATAGAAACATTAACAAAAGAAAAAAAGCTGGAACAAGTCGTTCTAAGAAAAAGTCAACCATATCTGCAAAGGCTTATGCAAATATGAAAGCTGGTTTTCCAAACAGCAAAAAAAATAAAGCCAAAAGAAAACGTAAATCTAAAAAATAAAGGAGAAAGATATGCCGAAAGGACTTGGTACATATGGCTCTAAAAGAGGCAGACCACCAAAAAAGAAAGCTATGAAAAAGATGGGTACTAAAAAGAAAAAGAAAAAATGATTAGTTTATTGGGTAGCCTCTTGGGCTTTTCAACTTCTTTTTTGCCCAGTATCTTAGGATTCTTTGAAAAGAAAGCAAAATTTAAACAAGACCTACTTATGTTAGAAGCAAAGGCAAAATATGCCGAACAAATGTCTAAATATAAGATACAAGAATTAGATGCAGAAGCCGATATAGCCGAAGCAAAAGCTATTTATGCTCATGCCGAGCAACTTTCCAAAAACAATTCTTCTAAATTTATAGGTGCTTTACAGGCATCAGTACGCCCAGTTATTACATATTTATTGTTCTCTGTGTTTGCTTTTGTTAAAGTTACACAGGTTTACATAGCCATACAGCAAGGTGACGACCCATTAGAGGGTGTAGTAGCTGCATGGGATATTGAAACGCAAAGTATGTTTTCGGCAATTATAGCATTTTGGTTTGGTAATCGTATGTTAAAAAGAAATGGATCATAAAGTATTTTGCAAATTAATAGTAAAAACTGGAACATCAAAAACAGAACTTATGCAACAATGTGGTGTTTCTAAAATAGCTATAAATGGAATGATTAAAGGAACAGCACTCATACCTGACAGCGTTCAACATTATCTTGTAAATAAACTTAACGCATGATATTATTCTTTCTACAAATATAGGTAATAAAATGAAGAATATTATAATGGCAGTTTTTGTTTTAGCACTCATAACAGGTTGTGCTAGTTCTAACATTGGTATTAATGCTAATGTACCAGAAAGCCAAAAAGTAAAAATATTAATTGAGACTGAACCAAAGTCTGAATAATGGTAGTACCACAGGTATGTCACTTAAAACAGTGTTTAACTGACGCTGAGATAAATACAATATTGGAAACAGTTAAAAAAATACCTTCACAAGATGGAGGTCTTACAGGTGGCGATAATAAAGCGTATAGAAATGTTGACGTAAAGGCTTTTGAGGCTAACGACAAAGAGTTAGAATTTGTTGCTAGTGTTATTAGTGAATTTACGCAGACTGTTAATGACACTTACTGGGGATTTGACATCAAAGGTTTTGCCGAGCCACTACAGTTTCTTACCTATGGAGCAGGTGGTAAATATGACAGTCACATGGATATTAACTGGCAAAATTTAAACACAATGCGACCCAATAGAAAAATTACAACTATTATACAGTTAAGCGATACAGAAGATTATAAGGGTGGCGATCTTAAATTAGATGTTGATAATGAAGATGATTTTGTCATACCAAGAGATAAAGGTGATATAATTTGTTTTCCTAGCTTTATCATGCACAAAGTTTACCCTATTACATCAGGTACTCGACATTCTATTGTGTCTTGGTTGTCAGGCGACTCTTGGAAATAAAATAATAGGTGTATCGTCACCTACCCAAGCTCCTATTATATTATAATCTATCCATTCTATTGATTCTTCTTCTGACATACCTTCTTTTTTAAAAACTTTTATTAATTTATTGTAATCATAAACTAGCACAGGTTCTTGTCCGCATCTAACACCTTTACCAATAATAGCTTCATCACAATTATCCCATTTTTTCATTTTATTTTTTACAATCCTCATAAACAGATTGATACTTACTAATTAATTTTGGTTCTCTTTTTTGTATTTCTCGTATGCCATGAATAACACTTGTATGATCTTTGTCATACTTATTGCCAATCTCAACTAAACTTAATATTGAGTTTGTTTTTAATAAATTAAATATTAACCATCTAGCTATCGACAGTTCTTTTACCCTTCTGCGTGATATTAAATCAATAGACGATACATTAAAATCATCACATATCTTTTCTATCGTCTTATCTAAACAATCTTTATTTCTTAATTTGTTCATTTTCGTAAATAGCCCTATCTATATAGAATTTAGCTTTTTTTAAATCTTGTTCAAAGTTTCCTTTTTTAGTACATCTCCATACATATTTACTTGCATTACCAAGACAATAAGCAATAAAACCTTTTACTCCTAACATAGCTCGTATGGAGTCTAAAGCCTCTAACTTATCGCCTTGATAATGTGGAGGGTTGTTTACTAAATCTTCTTCCATTTAGAACGGAATGTCGTCATTTAGCTCAACGCTTGACGGAGTAGCATCTTGCACTTCATTTGTTCCGTGCATTTTAAGTGAATTAACTTTTACCCTTATTGTAGCGTTAGCATCACCATCTTTTTTAACATAAGCGTTAATACCAGATAATTCACCAAATATGGTTACTGGTTTACCTTTTGTTAAAAAGCTAGATAGACTTTCACCTAACTTACCCCATAAAGCACAATCATTATAAACAACTGTGTCTTTATTAATATTAGATGCAACTGTAAAATTTAATACAGATGTTTCTCCAACTTTTTTTAATTCTGGGTCGTTGGCAAGATTACCAGTGGTATTATATGAGTTCATATTTTTCTCCTATAGTTAATTAAACTCTATCTTCTAAAGCAGTTTTTCTGCTTATGAAAATTCCTCTTATAAATTCAGTATGATTAGATTGATTAATTTTATCAGCGTTATCTTTTCCCCATGCAATTAAATCGTCTATATTATCTATGCTGTTAATTGAAAATTCGTAACCTTCTTTTTCCATGTTTTCTACATGATAATCTTCATCAACATAATCTACTTTTGACTGCTCTTGTATTGTTTCACGTGGAACATTATCAGGTGGTAAATCTTCACCTTTATATATAAACAAACCATAACCAAACATACCTAAACATTTAACAAGACCTCGTTGAAAAGCAGTATTAATTTGAAAAGCATTAGGTTTTAAAACAGGTTTGTTTTTATAATCTAATATGGGAAACTCCTCTGTAAGAGTTCTGCCTTCTATAGTAATAGAAACTGACACAAAACCATCTATATCACTTAATTTTTTAGTAAAAGTAACATCTGGATAAGCTCTACTTACATGATCCCAAGCAGTTGCCCATGATATATAATTAAACTGACCTTTTTTTTCTATGTCTTTTTTATCAATTTTAATGGTACTTAATGTTTCAAACACTGTGCCTTTAGTCATCTTTTTCTCCATCTTTAATTCTTGTTAAAGTTTTCATGTGGTCATCTTTGCCTATAGCTTTCCATTTACCACCCCAATCTCTTTCCATTCTTCTTTCTTTTTCACGCCAGTGTTTTTCCCAAGAAAACTCACCATATTTATCGAGCAACTGTTGTATAACAACGTGAAATTTTTTATCCTTGTCCATCTGGTTTCCTATACCAACTTTTAGTTTCCTTACAATACCATGAGTTTTCATATCTCTTTGGTCTGTGACTATATCTTTTACCCTTAGCGTTTTTTCTGCCATCTATTAATCTTTTTGCCATTACACTTCCTCAACTTCTGCTGTCATAGGCATATGTAAAATAATATGTTTTGCTTTCATTGGTGGCATATCCCAGTAATCTTCCTTTGCCATTTCTAATGCTTGCTCTGGTTTCCATGCTGTAAATTTTTTTTGAATTGTAATAGTTTGGGTTACAGTAACATTATATCTTTTTGGTTTAATTACTTTAGCCATAGTTCTTTTGCCTTATCTTCTAGTTCCTTGCCTAAATTCCAATAAAAATCACCCTCAAAATCAGGTGTATCTAAAACACTTATAGGATCGTCTATCATTAATAATGACTGTCTTGTTTTAGCTTTTTTAATCATAGCTTTAGAGTATCTTTCCATATTTTCTAAAGACATATCTTCACAATTTTCAGGGTGAAATACTTTAGCTTTGTTTTTATTGCCAACAATAATAATAGGATAATATTCTCTGTTCATAGCTTCCCAATACACAGTAATTTGCTCTAAATATGTTATACGTGGCGAGACAGGAATAGAGGCAACGGAAAATCCTCTATTCCCATCTTTTTTTACAGCACCTAATCTTGGTTGGAGCGTCTTGTACTCTATTATAGTTTTTGGATTATTAACTAACATATCGGCATATCCAATAATAGGTACAACCAATCCTTTCGGTTGCCATAAAATTTGTTGTTCAAAATTACCTTTTAAAAACGTTTTATGTTTTGTTTGTTTAAAATCATCTCCACGTCTTTCTTTTAATACATTGATAGTAGCATCAAGCATATTTTGTGCAGTTTGAGGTGCGTGTTCTTTGCAGCCAATCATTTTAATTTTATCGTTCTCATCAACAGGTATATGACTGTCAATTACATTACCTATTTCATCAAAGATTAAATCTATTGTTTCTTGGTCATACTCAAAACTATTAGGATTTACATTTTGTAAAGATAAATCTAGTGCATCATGTATTGCAGTTCCTGATGTAGCTGGTACACCAAACTCTATTTTTTTTCTTTCTTCAGATGTAAGTTTAACATATTTAAACCACCATAAATTTAATGGTATGTTTAACTGCGAGGCAGAAAAATGTTTTATATCATATTGCTCTAATTTATCTTTAAGTTCCATTTTATACCTTTTCCCCATTATACCGATTTATTCACATAGGTCAATAATCTATATTAATAAAGTTAATTTGCATTTTTTGTTGACAGGTATATATCAATTTTTATGGAAACTTATTTACATTTAACAACAGCAAGCGTCATCATTATCTGTCTAAGCAAGATATTCTAAATCTTCATTGACAGACTCTGACTCGTTAGTTCTCTTACGTCTAGTGCCGCAACTAATCGACAAATCAATAGACATAAGATTAACATTGTTGTCGTTAATATAGTGAAAGAACATTATACAAATAGCACTCGTAATGTTTAGTAATATGTTCTTCCACTCGTTTTTATTACCAGTAAAAACAAGTCCTCCCTGTTATAGTGAGGACTATTTTTTTGATTTTATTTAATAAAAAAAGCTAGATTTTACGATTTTTTTGTGGTTGCCGAACTATGTCAAAATTGTGTTAGTTACCTAATAATGGGTTGCGGCTATTATCATTAGCCTTTTCTAACTTCGATACCTTTTCTTCAAGTATAGCTATCTTTGTTTCTAGTGGCGAGACATCAACAGATGTTATTTCAACAGCTTCTAAATTATCTAAACGATTATTTATTGTCGCAACATTTGTAGCTACAGTATAAAAGCCGCCACCAATAGATGCGATAACACCTATTAAAACAATATACTTCTGTAAATTATCCATTAAATTTTTCATTAGTATCTCCTAAATAAATCTAAATTCTGACTGCTCACCATTTTATTCATTGCAATAGATGAGGCTTCTGTCATTGATATATGTGCATTAATATTATCACTTAAAACAACATTTGTATATATTTCATAAGGTTCGTAAAAGGTAACGTCTGGAATACTCATTGCAGAATAATTATCCCAACCTTGTTTATAATTCATTAAAGCAATCAGACTAGACTGTCCTTGCACATCATACTCACCACTTTCGTTTTGGTTTTCCTCTATCTCCTCTTGCAAACTTTCCATATTACTTTGGATTACACTAGCAACAACTTGGTCTGCTTCTGATGATGTCATAACTTCAGTCGTTATAGATTGTATTTCATTGGTTATGCTATCAGTCGTTACAGTCTGAACTTGTACGATAGCAACGCCCATTGCGTCATTGCCAATAGGATTGACTTCAATGGTTTGGACAGACTGCAAAGCATTTTGTGTTTGTGTTTGCTCGGCAGCGATTTGATTACTTATGCCAGATTGCGAAAAATCACTAGAGCCAGATACAGCATTATTCTGTGATTGTGATGAACTATTCGATTGGCTAACAATAGAAGATGTTAAGTCGTTTATATAATTATTTGTCGATACAACATTTCTACGAACATTATTTTCTCTTTCTTCAGGCTCATCAATCTCATCAATTTCTTCTAGTTCTTCTATCGGTTCTTCCAATATTTCTTCAAAAACTATTTCTTCTAGTTCTTCTTCTAACTCCTCAATTATTTCTTCAGGCATTTCTTCTAATTCTAAAACCTCTGCGATCTCAATATAATTATCTTCTGGGTAAATATCTGGTAATAAATCTACAGTCGGTAGTTCAAGAATGTCTAATGGTCTTTCATTGTCATTGCCCACAACATCAATAACATCAACATAATCAGGCTCAATAAAGATATTGTTTTCAAAATCCAGCTCCTCCTCTAGTTCAAATAATGTAATATCTTCTTCAATATCAATAATATAAATATCTGTTGCCAAGCCTTCACCTGTTTCATAATTTATAGTATCAAAACCTAAGTATATATCATCATCAATGTCGTCAAAGGCAGAATACCCATAATCCTCTGTATCATTTCCTAATAAATTATCTATAAAATCTAATATATCATCTTCTTCGCTGTCAGAACCTAAATCATATACATCACATAAAGCACTGTAATTAGAATTTGTTAAACATTCTGTGGATAAGTTAAAGTAAGACTCATCAATTCCTGTGGATAAACTAAAAGCATCTTCAATAACATAAGTAGTATTATTATTATCCTCATAACGAAGATGTGTAACTGCTTCATTATTACCTTGTAAGCCTATGGTAATATCATGTGTTTGTATGCGTAAATTTTTATATCTAAAATCAATTTTGTTTGTTGTTTCATATAATATAGCTTGAAAGGTACTTTTTAATCCATTGCTGTATTCAGAAACATTATCCCACATTATAACAAAATATTGGTCTGTATCAGATGTTTGTCCAAAAGTTTGTATATAGGGTGATTGGTTGCCATTAGACCTTCTTATATAATCACTCCATGCAGGAAAGACGCTGTAATTGAACGAACTTGCTGGTAACGATTCGGATAAGTAATTCCTACTTCTAGGTACAGAAAAATTTGACTGGAACGTAAAAAATCCGTTCATTGATATGTTTACTTGGTCAAAAGTTTGGTCATAAAAAGTAAAATCAAAACCAATATCTTTCATGCCTGACATTTGGTCATCACCTAAACTTAATCCTGTACCAGTATTTGTAATATCAATAATAGGATCAGTGCCAACAGTAAAAGTAGGGTCAGAAGCATTAACTGAATAACTAAATAATAATAGAAATATTAATCTAAGCACAACTTATGACTTTTATATTTACGACAAAAATCTTTTTTCTTATATGCTTTTACATCTAAATTTTTGTATTCTTTCTTTATGTCTTCCCAATCAGGTCTATCCTGTGGATTTTGTTCCCAACCAATACGAGCTTCTTCACCAATTAAACCTTTATATGGGCAGTAGCTTCCAGCTTGTTCCATTGCCTTAAATACTCTTTTGTCTTGGCAAAGCAATGATACTGACGCAACTTGTAAACCATTTGCTGCAAGTTCTTTACTTAATAAAATTCTCTGACAATTTTCATCTATAATACTAGAACCTTTAGCAATACCAAATAAATTTGTCTGAATACTTGCGGAACTACCTGATACACAAACTAACTGAGAATAGCTATTTATGGAGGGTGCAATAGCTGAACTAACCTGTCCTTTAATACGTTGTGTAACTACCTGACGAGAATTGCTGTTACTATTATTTTCGTTAATATTAGTATTCTGATTAACGGAAGAATTAATATTTTCGTTTTTTGTTTCGACACTAGATGTAGAACTAGAAACATTATTGTTGTTATTAGTATTAACGGAGGTATTGGTTTGATTAACTGTGGAACTTACAGATTGATCTATGTTTGATGTTACAGTGCTGACTGACGTGTTGTTATTCGTGTTAGTATTAACTGAGGTGTTATTATTTGTATTCGTTGACGTTGATGTATTCGTTGACGTTTGATTTATGGTCGTGTTGTTCGTGTTAGTGTTGTTTGAAACATTTGTATTTTGATTATAATTATTATTGGTTGAGGTAACTGTGGAGGTCGTTGTCGTATTATTGGTGATGTTGCTATCTTCGGCAAAGGCTAATCCTATGACACCAAATATTGCCAAGCCCACTATTGTATATGCTCTTAAGGTTTCTTTCAACATAGATGTGATTTTTAATGATTTTAAAACCTAAAGCAAGATGTTTAGAGGGGGATAAAGTGAACCCCTAATAATTATTTGACATATTTTGAAAACGGAATTATCTTTTAAAGAAATTAGTTTAGGAGAAAAAATGACAAACATTACAAAAAAGGAAAAAGAGTTTATGAAAAGCAAAGCAAAAACAAAAAAGGTTAGCAAGAAAAGAGTTAGGGCAAAGGATAGTAAAGGTAGATTTATTGCAGATGACCCAAATACACCAAATATAAATGAAGCCTATGGTGAGAAACCTGCACCAAACAATAATATACTTGGTATTATTTTTGCTGTTTTATTAATTGCAACATTATTATTTTTAGGAGGTAAATAATGACATTAAAAGAATATATGATAGAAAATAAAATAAGTATTGAGGATTTAGCAGAAAAAATAGACGAACCTCATCACCGAAACGTATATCGTTATATGCGAACAGATGAGAAAGGCGTAATACCACGAGCTGATAAAATGGAATTAATTTGGAAAATAACTAAAGGGGAAGTAACCCCAAACGACTTTTATCCATTTTTAGGGCAATGATATGAACATAATAACAAATGAACCAATAAAAGTAGATTTAGAGCCAA